ATAACTCAGGATAAGTCTTATATAGATACCTCGTTATAGATTTGTTGTAACTCGTGTCATTGGTTATAAGGTTTTCAAGTATATGTTTCATACTTGTATTTAGTCCTTATCCACAAATCCAAGTTAATTTAACCTTGCACCCATGTCAAGGGAAAGGATAAGTCCACATAGCGTTTTAATTCATCAATTAACTGTTCTTGTGATGCTTTACCTTCAGCCTTCATTGCTGCACCGTTTAATTGAGTGCCGCCACCTGGGCCTACAATCGTACCAAATTTTTCACGGGCTTCGCCGATGATGCCTTTTAAGACTGCTAAAACAAAGTCACCAATCCAAACACCAGCACCTGGATCTTGCAACAAGACTTCTTCTGTTCGTTGAACATCGGCCCAAATAAGAATGCGCTCACCAGTACCTTTAAAATCTCTAACCACACGCAATACCTTTGTCACTGGATCAAACGTATATGTAACATATCCACCAAACATTCTTGCTGCTAATTCAACATAGCCAGCATAGAAATCGTATGTTGCCATGCCACCTGTATAGTTATAATTCAACAAGTAGGTATTGAGAATAGCACTTGAAAAAGGATCAAATGCAGTTGAACTAGGTCCAGTTTCTAAACCAACCGTTCTTCTGAACAAGCAACGAACATTGATAAATTCTTGTGGTAATGTGTAAGTGTCAATGTTCTTAATAACCGTCATTAAAGTATAAGATTCAGCGGTAGCATTTTGTGCCCGTTGTCTATAAATTTTAATGGCGTAATTATACGCTGCCTCATAATGCTGAGGATCAAGTTCTAAATCAATGATACCTTGACCCAATCTAAGACTGACGTTATTAAATAATGCCTGTTTTAATTGATCTAGTGTGAATCCAGATGGGGTACTTAAAACACTTGCGACTGGTCCTATACTCATAATGATTACCTGATAATAACTATATTTATCAGGTAATCATCAATGTTACAAATCTCTTGGTTTACGATTCTCACTGTAAAAAGAATCAAAGTCTCCGCTGGGATATCTTGCTTTTAATTTAGTTACGTTCTCAGAAATAACATCATTAGGGTCTAGGTTCAATGCACGACATGCATTAGTCCAATACCACATAATATCTCCTAATTCCCTAACCATATGGAAGACAGTTTCTTCAGTAAGAGGTTTACCTTGAAAAAACAGTTTCTTAACAATTTCTTGGAACTCTCCTGATTCACTACCTAAACCAATCGCAGAGGTTAGTAGTAGAGGAACATTGATACTTGGACCCTTTTCTTCAAGTTTATCATCCCACATTCCATCGAGGTAATCTAAACGATTAATGAACGAGGTAATATCATTACTATCTCGGCTAGTTACAGCCTCTACGAATTCGCTGTATTTGTTTAAATCAATTTGTTTTGTCATATTAAAATGCCTTTAAAATAATAAGATTTTCATTGAATCTACCGTTTGGTACAGTAGACACTGCTTTGATATCTTTAAAGTATTTACGAGCGGCTGGCTTGCTACCCATAATTTCTTTTAATTGTTCAGTGGGTTTACGCAAAGTTTTCATCTCACTATTCCGAGTATCAAAACCCAAAAGAGTATTACCTTTAACCGTTAACGTTTTGCTATACTCATCAGCAACATAATGATGAAGTTTACGTTTTGCGGTATCATAAACCCAAGCTTCACTAGCACCATGCAGTTTAGTAGGATGAATGCTAGTCAAGTCTAGTTTGAGTGCTTCATCTTTAAAAGTACGCTGGTATTTCAGTTTTGAAACTTGTTTCTCTACTGAAATAGGTTTACGTGCCCTAGGTGCTCGGGTAGTCTTTTTAACTGAGATATAACTATTCAATTCGCTGAGCACCTGCTCAATGAATTTGATAATGTTTTTGATTTGGGTCTTAGTCAAGAAAGCATAACCTTGAGCTAGGTCACTGTCTTTACCTTCTAGAACCAATGAAAACTCTGCTAGCTTCTTTTTCCAAACATCGCTAATAATACTAATATGCTGGGATAGAATGTTTTTCTTTTTTACTTCATCAATGATTTTAAAACTATGATTAGCTTTTGCACCATCTTTAATATATTCATCAAAAATACCTTCAAGCTCCCCTGCTACTTCGGAAGCTTTCTCCCGCATAATTTCTTGAACATTAGGGCGATTAGTTTCTTTAACTTCTTTTACATCTGTTTTTGCAACTGAAGTCATACTTGCTTTAGCAAGCTGGGGATTGGTAAATGTTTCCGTCAATCGGAAAAGTTCATTGTTTACTTTTGTTTGTTCTTCATCTGTCAATACTAGTCCACGCATATTCATGCGAGCCAACCAGCAAAGAGACATTGCAATTTCGCTATCCTCTACCTTACGTAGAAGTTTTCCTTGCTCAGGATTACCTTTAAACTCGGTATATTGAATCATCAATTCTTTGGCATCCTTTCGACCAAAGAATCGGCTGTACCAACGAAGACCGTTCGTCAGTGCTGAGGTTCGACCCTCAACCGTTGGTTGCTCTTTGAACTCGGGTTCAGTTCCGTAATATTTCGAATCCTCGTCCTTGGGATTGAGGGTTTTTACGACAAACTGGGGTGCTGACTTTCGGCTCATACAAACTCCGTTAACTTGATTATTCTTTATTTTACACTAGCTTGGCGTTTCTGTCAAGCCTCTGATATTTAGTTGTATAGAAACAACAGATAAATACTGTATGCCCCGCTTATCACTTTACCATACAGTAAAATCCAACGATTACCGTTTTTTTGATAGGAATATATCAGAACAATTTACTGCGGGCGGAACTGATTTATACATACATAAATATTTAGGTCCCACTGATCAAGGTCCATCAATTGATTATACACAACCTCAATATGATGCATTAAACACTAATAACATTCAAGATTTATTATTCTTAGAAAACAGAGATAGAACTTACGATACTAGTATATATAGGTTGCGTGGACATTATAGTGTACAAAACCTAGACTTTGATTTAAGTCAATTTGGTTTATTTTTAAATAATGACATTATCTTTATTACGGTGCATTACAATGACATGATTGAAATTGTAGGTCGTAAACTAATGGTAGGTGATGTATTAGAATTACCGCATTTATTAGACTACAACCCACTTAGAGAAACAATTCCAACTGCGCTTAAAAGATTTTATCAAATTACTGATAGTAACTATGCTAGTGAAGGATTTTCTCCAACTTGGTATCCGCATTTATGGAGAATTAAATGCGAACCATTAGTAGATAGTGAAGAATTCTCACAGATTTTAACAGAACCAGTTAATCAAGACAATTATTTAGGATTATGGGATAAAAATAGAACATATCCACCCGGTTATGTAATTACATACGGGGATAAAAATTATATTTCTATAACCGAAGTACCAATTGGAGTTAATCCACCCGATCCAAATTATTGGCAATTAGATACGTCACAAAATCTAAAAGATATATTAGCAACTTATAATAGAAACATTGAGATTAATAATGCCAATCTCAATGAAGCAGCTAGAATTGTACCATTATCAGGATATGATACAAGTAATCTTTATATAGTTCCTACATATGGTACATATGAAACTAATACACAATTATCAGGTAAATACAATCAACCTGCTCCTCCTATAGGAGTACTAGTACCTACCCCAACCGGTCCAATTACAGCAACAGGCACTGTTTCACTTATGAGAAGTGCTAGTTATAAAAATCCTAGTCCAGTACTCAGAATTAAAAAAGAAGTAGTAAAAAGTATTTGGGATATGACAGTTGATGCGGCACCAATAGACAAATTCATGCAGGTTAATTTGCAAGTATTGGAAATAGCACCTGAGGTAATAGGTTCAGGCTCAGGTGCAGTTGAAGGAGATATGGTATTAACTGCTACATCAACTGGTATGATAACAGGGCCATATGGAACTGCGGATAATACTTATGCAACTGCTGACCAAGATCCTGAATTACCAGGGTTTACAGGTACTGTATCACAACAAATGGACTTCCGTGCTGATTGTGATCCTAGATTCCAATTTATTGCTAGATCAACTCCAAGATCATTTGGATATACAGTTGGTTATTTGACTGGTGATGGTTCTACACCAAATGGAATACCAACTGGTGTAACTAATACTCCGCCGTTATATCCATTACCACAAAACTCAGTTGGAGCCGTCGAAGTCGCTAATATGTTAGCCGCTACTGGTCCATTAGGAGCAGTAGGTGCAGTAGGTGCATCACCAACAGGATCAGGAATCGCATTCCCACAAAATCCACAGGTCGGAGATTATTTCTTAAGAATAGATTATTTACCACAAATACTATACCGTTGGAGTGGTAAACTATGGGTAAGAATTTCTAGCAAGGTAAGAACTGAAACTGGATATGTCGAAGCCGACGAATCCTTACGCTCTAGATTTATTAATGATAGTAATGTATTCTTGTCTACTACAGGTGCTGTTATTAAACAGAAACAAGCACTATCTACTATATTAGACATTGCCCCCGATCCTCTACCACCAATACCTTAAAATTTTCTCTAATTGGCATAAATATATAATAAGGATATATTATGTCTAATTATAGAAAAATTTGGGAAACAGCATACGGTGAGATTCCATATGACAGTACAGGTAGAAGAATGGAAATACATCATATAGATGGTAATAGGACTAATAATAATTTAGACAATTTACAACTTCTTACCATTGCAGAACATTATGACATACATTTTCAAAGAGGGGATTGGGCAGCGTGTCAAAGTATATCTAATAGGATGAGTATAACACCTGCTGAAAAAAGTAAGAGGTGTTCAGAATTAGCAAACAAAAGAATTTCTGAAGGTTCTCATCATTTTTTAGATCCTGAATTTATTAAAAAAGATAGCGAAAGAAAGTCACAAAATAGAAGTGGAAAAAATCATCCTCTGTATGGTAAAAAAATGCCAAAAGAAACAACTGAAAAACAAAGTGCTTCTCATAAAAAATTAGTAGAGCAAGGAATCCATCATCTTCAAAAAGATGAGCATAAAATAAGGATGAAGGCAAGGGCGAAAAAAGAATTAGAAATTGGGATACACCCTTTTCAACAATCAACTACTAGAGAAAAAATTAATCGAACTCATTCAGAATTATTAAAACTTAATTTGCATTCGTTCAATAGACCCAATAGAGTGGATCCCAATAAAATAATGGTGTTTTGCGATCATTGTCAAAAAGAAGTAACTAAACCAGTGTTTGGCAGATTCCATAAGCACTAAATACATGAAATAATAAAGGTAATTAAATTGGCACAATTTTTCTATGATCAACAATTACGAAGATTTTTAATTCAGTTCTCAAAAATTTTTAGTTCATGGTATGTTACCAAGGGCAAAGATCCTGCAGGTAATCTAATATTAGTTAGAGTTCCTATTATGTATGGTGATAGCAGCAGACAAGCTGCTACGATTATTGCTGATAACAGTGCAAGTAATCTACCATCTGCACCATTAATAACATATTATATAAGTGGATTAGAATATAATCAAAAATGGACCCAAGAGCCTACGTTTGTTGATAAAATAAATGTAAGACAAAGAGCATATAATTCAGAAACACAAAGCTATGAAACAACTCAAGGACAAGCATTTACTGTTGAAAGATTAATGCCAGTTCCATATACATTACGAATTAATGTAGATTTTTGGACTACTAATTACAATCAAAAGTTAGAACTTATAGAGCAACTAGGTACACTTTTTAATCCAGCATTAGAAATTCAAAGTACAGATAACTATGTTGATTGGACATCCCTAAGTGCAGTATTTCAAGATGGGTTAACTTTTTCTAGTAGAAGTATTCCACAAGGAACTAATA